CTTGTGTGACCAGTTGTGTCTGATCCTCGTTATAAGTTTTTGATAAGTCTTTTAACATTTTAATCCTTTTGTGTTATGATGGGTCATTAGCTATTGCGTAGAAGATGTATGTGCCGCCAGATGCGTTTATGTACCCTGCATCACCACCTAAAGTAAAACCAGAACTGTTTGGATCAAGATCAAAAGCAACGTTTTGGCTCTGTGCTCCAGTGCTATCTAAATATAAAAATGGATCAGCAGCAGCAGTGCTTAAACCTCTTTCGGCATCAAATACAATCCAACCACCACCATCATCTGTTCTGCGAATCAACACAAATTTAGCACCATTAGTAAATCCACAGTCTATATTTTTACTAGTGCTTCCATCTCCAGTATAACTTCCCACTTTAGATACACCTGCTACTGTCGCAAAAAGAAAGGCTAGGTAGGTAGAGCCACTTGCATTAATTTGATTAACAGTTCCTATTGAAAAAACAGATGAAGTTGGGGCGGTATTGTTAAATGAGGCAGTGTCATCTTCTGCTGCATCTGTAGTATGTAACTTTACTCTTTTACCTTCACCTAAAGCAGCGTGATAAACAGTCCAAATATCAGCCGTATTTCTACGTTTAAACCACATCATTTCTGGAACAGCACCAAGATTATGAGCTATAGTTGTTGCGCTTCCTGTTCCTGTATAGGCCACAACGTCACAAAAGCCTCTGGCTCTAGCCCAGTGATAACCTACCCACGATGAACTTGTACTAGCACCCTGATCAAAACTGTTTTGTAAATCAAAATCAAAAAGACCACCACTTGATGCTTGTGCAGAGTCTTCAGCGGTTTTTAAAAATTTACTATCTCCTGTTAAACGAGTACCTACATATGTGTTGTTAGAACTACCACCAGTTTTGTTTATCAATACTAGATCAGTTGGAAATCCTACAGAATAAGTACTTCCATCGTCTTGTGATTGAACATGAAATACATCAGAGGGTGTAGATGGGGTTTGCATACCACCACGTCTTATTGCCATGTAGATAAAAGTTACACCATTTCCGTTAGTGTTTGAGCTTTGCGCTGCTGTAAATCCGTTTGCAAAAAAACCAAAAGATCCTGCTAATTCTTCTGCATCAGCCTTATTCCAATAAAGATTATTACAAGGGTAATCTCCATCAATTAAAACACCTCTCATATTGTCTACAACATACCAATCACCTGAAGTACTAGCAGCTTTTACCATTAAAAATTGTGGTTCAAAACCTACATCTATAACTTGAGGATTACCTGCGTTACCAGTATAAGTACCGCATTTAATAATGTCTTGATCTCCAGGTTCACCAAAACCACCGTCATCATTGTTGTGTGCGAATAAATATGCAACGTAAGATCTCGAACCATTATTTACATCTCCAGAAGACCCTAGTGTGAATTGAGTGCTTGTAGGGGCTGTGTCATTCCAACTATTTGCAGTATCTGCTTGTGCACCATTTTGATTAAGCTCTATTTCATATTCTTCAGGATTAGTTCCACCATTTAAACCACGATGATAAACCTTCCAGTTTGTTGATCCTGTGTCTGTACATTTTACAATAATCATACCAGGAACAGAACCAAGATTATGGTTTACTGTAGCTCCTGCTGAACCAAAATTTGTTACATTTCCAGAGCTTGAATTATATGTCACAATATCAAAAAATTTAGGCTGCTTTCTAAAAGTCCAAGCAACCATAGACTGTGTTGAATTTGTTGCGTTAGCACCGGAGTATGCTACTGGTATTCTAAATCCATTATTATTATTTGTTACAAAATTACCACTTGTTGTCCACGCAGAAGTTGAAGGAATTTGAGCATAACCAGTAAATTCACTTGGATTATTAAGGTAATGATTGTAGCTAGTTCCTCTTGATTTTAACCAAACAAGACCACCATTGTCAGAAAGATTAATACCATTAACAATATCTCTGTTAGAGTTTCCATCTCCCTGATACACAAAAGTTGAAAACAAAGCGTTAACAAAAGCAGCAGGGTTAATGTTAGCTACGTTAGGCCAGTTACCACCTTTGATAAGATCTAATGCTTCATTAATATCCCACACACCTGATGCCTTACTATCTTTAAAGTTACCATCAGGCACTACTTTAGTAGCAGATATAACGTTAGCTGTGTAGTCTCTAGTTGTCATTAAATGACACCTCCATGTGCTGTAGAACAAGCACCCCACTGTTCACTTGCTTGATTAGAAAAAGTTAAATCACCAAAGTCTATAGCGTTACCCGTAGTAGCTATAGTTACAAAATCTATTGTATTTCCAGACCCACCAAAAACTGCTCTAGTTGTACTAGCAGCACCAGTAGCACCATTTCTATTTACAGTAGGATCACCAAAATCTGTGGCATTGCCAGTTGAAGCTATTGTTACGTAATCTATAATTGCTGTCCTACCTGACCCAGGTCCAAACAAAGCTCTAGTGCTATTAGAAGCACCTGACATATGTTGACCATCTGCTGTAAGATCTCCAAAGTCTTGTCCATTACCTGTTGAACCTATTGTTATATACTCAATTACATTTGAGTTTCCTGCGTTTCCTGTTCCTCCTGCAAACAAACCTCTTGTAGAAGAAGCAGCAGAGCCAAGATTCATACGTGCTACAGTTAGATCACCAAAGTCTGTAGAGTTACCTGTTGATCCTATTGTAACGTACTCCATTACATCTTTTACAGTGCCTGTTTCACCACCGCCTCGAATACCTCTTGTAGAGTTTGCTAAAGCAGATGGACCTTGGACAGCAGCGCTAAGATCTCCAAAGTCAGAGGCGTTACCAGAAGAGGTCAGGTCATAATAGTCTATAGTATTTACATCACTACTTTCACGTCCACCTATAGTAAGACCTCTTGTTGAGTTAGAACATCCTGATAATTTAAATCTTGCGGCTGTTAGATCTCCATAATCTGTAGCATCACCTAAAGTAGCAAACGTTATTGTTTGAATATCGTTTCTTTTGTTATCACCACTTGTTGCACCCCCATGCCAGAAAGCTTTTCCTGGCGGTGGACTAAAAGACCAACCGTCAAGTGAAGAATACTGCAAGTATGTTGTGAGTGACCACACGCCATTAAAGTTAGGCACGATTAAAGTCCTCCATGATTATTAGAAAGAGCACCTGCGTGTTGTACATTAGCATCACAATCTCCCCAATCAGAAGCGTTACCAGTGCTTGCCATTGTAACATAATCTATTACATTAGAGTTATACCCACCTATGAAAACAGCATAAGTATCTTTATTAGAAGTTGCAGATAATCTTCCTCTACCAACAGTTAAATCACCAAAGTCTGTAGCGTTACCAGTTGAGGCTATGGTTACATAATCAATTACATTACTTGAACTCATACCACCGCCTCTTAAAAAACGTGTATTAGAGGACGCTCCTGCAGGGTGTTCAGCAGTACTAGTTGCATCTCCAAAGTCAGTGGCGTTACCTGTTGAAGCTATTGTTACATAAGAAATAACATTAGTATCACCTACAGCCCATTGAATACCACCTGCCCAAAGACCTCTTGTTGTAGAACTACCAGAACAATGATTTGCTTGAGCTATGGTTAAATCACCAAAGTCTGTAGCGTTACCTGTAGAAGCTATGGTAACATATTGTATTCTATCTACCCCTGCTGACTCCTCTCCACCTCCTGTAATATTTCTAGTAGAGTTAGAACAAGACGCAGCAGCTTGTACAGTTGCAATTAAGTTACCAAAGTCTGTAGCATTACCTGCAGAGGCAATAGTAATGTAATCTATTATATTAACACGAGCCATAATACAAATACTCTTTTTTAACTATCTCTGCCACCTGCAAATATCCCTCTAGTTGAAGAAGCTCCACTATCTTGTATGTGAGATCTAACTGCAGTTAAATCTCCAAAGTCTGTCGTATTACCTGTAGAAGCTAAAGTAAAATATCGTATATCGTTTCTTTGTCCAGAAACATCACCACCTGCAAATACTGCTCTTCCTGAAGCAGGAGTAAAACTAGCACTAGCAGAACTAGGAGCAGATGTGCCGTAAGCGTTAATAGCCCACACTTTAGCTGTATGTGCAGTGCCACCAGTAAGACCTGTAATCTCAATAGGAGAAGATGAGCCTGTGTTAGAACCTGCACTGTAGTCAGTATCGTTTGTACTAACTTGTGCAACGAAACTTGTTGTGGCTGATGTGCCACCACCCTCGTCAGTAAAAGCTATGCTCACACTACCAACACCCACTGTAGGTGTAATAGATGAGGGTGCATCAGGTGCATCTAATCCATCAGTGCCTAAAAAACCACCGTTGTATCTGGGCATTATTAATTACCTTTAGTCTACTAGAAGTTCGTAACTAACCAAGTATGTTAGATCACTGTTAGCGGAAGCTGTAACAGCGAGTAGATCTGTTTCGTCTAAATAAAATCCGTTGTCTTTACCTACAACAACCAGTGTCGCATCAGCAGGTACAGATATTGTGTTAGCTATCTTAACATAGTTTGATCCGTTGTCTGTGCTTACCTCAACGGTAATGTCAGCAGCATTTGTACCATCTATATTTGAAATCATAAGAACATTTATCTTTGCACAGTTTTCTGCAGGTACATCAACGATATCTGCTCTACTTGTTGTCACTGCACCAACTGCCACCTTTGGTGTAATAGTTGCTACATTAATTATATTTGGAGTTGCCATTTACCTTTTCCTTTTTATCCAAATACTATTGCCATAGCAATAGCAAATCCTTTAGTAGCAGAGCTACCACTAGCATAAGTTTTTACATCTGATGCTGGAATAGTCTTCATTGTTCCATTATCGTTAACTATAAAACCATCAGCGTCTGCCAGTGTTATTGAACTACCAACAGAAGTACCACCATCTATCAAGTTTAGTTCTGCTGCAGTGGCAGTTACAGCAGTTCCATTTATTGCTAGTTTATCTGTGACAACGTTGAATGTACCATTGTCCTCTATCCTAGCTACCTCTGTGCCATCCCTTTGTTGAAAGATAAGATCTTTAGCATCAACAACAGGTCTAACAATTACATCACTAGATGAGTTAGTGATCCTAAGTATCTCTGTTCCACCATCTTGAAACTTAAAGTCACCACCGTCTGCGTCTAGTATTATATCACCAGCTACATCAACTGTCAAGTCTCCAGAGCTAAGATCGATCTCTGTGCCATCAATAGTTATGTTGTCAACAATTACACCACCGTTAGCTGTGACTTTTGTTGTTGTCAAGTTACCTGTGCTTGGATTGTAGGTTAGATCTCCATCCATCTCTAGACCGACATTGCCTGTGCTAGATGTAGCGTTTTCTACAAATGTAATTAAGTTATCCTCGTTTGTGTTTTCGTTATCTGTAACAAGAACATGTGCAGAGTTTGTTGCATCAGTGACAGTAACACCTGCTATGACTGTATTAAGAGCAGTTCCGTTTACTGTAATTGCATCTGCTTCAAGTGTACCGTCTACATCCACATCACCAGAAATATCTAAAGAGGCTGCAATAAGCTGGTCAACCTGTAAGTCCTCATGGTTAGAACCTAGCTTCAACTCAAACTTTGGACCTGTGGTGTTGTATGTAAATGTAGCGTCATCACCACTACCGCCCTCTATTGTAATACCTGCACCATTAACTACAGCAGATGTACTGTTACCACTGTCAAGAACAATGTTATGATCGTTAAGGTTTACAGTGGTAGAGTTTACTGTTACAGTTGTACCCGATACAGTTAAGTCACCTGCAACTGTAAGGTTATCTGCTACTGTTACCTCTGAGGTGCTGTGACCTAATGTGATAGCTGTACCAGATATACCAGTACCAATAGATACAGACTCACTACTGTTAGCTGTATCAATTATAAGATAGGCATCTGATCCTTGTTTAATTGTAAATGCAGTGGCTGAGTTATCAGTGACAGCCACGTTAATATCTGTGGCATCTGCACTAATCGAATCTAATGCAATGTCACCAACGTTAGTTATATTGTTATCGCCAAAGCTTACATTGTCACCAAAGGTTTTATTTGTTAAAGTGTCTGTTGTAGTTTTACCTACTAAAGTATCTGTGGTAGCAGGTAATGTTAGTGTTATGTTTCCACTAAATGCTGAGTGAGCAGGAGCTTGTAATTGAGCGTAGTGTGCATTAGAAGCTTCACAGTAAAATCTAACATACGATTGTGCTCCAGAGTTTTTAATAGAGATAGCACCTGATTGCATATCAATACCGTCAGAACCATCTATTCTAACAACACCTGAACCATTCGGTGTTAGTGTAATGTTACCGTTTGATACAGATACAATATCTTCTCCATTAACATCAAGAGAACCGCCTAGCTGTGGTGTAGTATCCTCTACTACGTTACCTATGGCAGCGCCAGACACAGCAAGACCTGATACTATGGTGCTACGTGTAATCTTTTTAAGACCACCGCCAGATGTATCTACAGCAAGAAACACGTCATCGTTAGCTACCGTACTAATCTCAGATAAATCACCTACAGCAGTAGGATTAAAGTTTGTACCGTCTGCTATGAGAAGATGTCCTGAAGTGTTCGTACCCATTACAAGGTCATCACCACTAATAGTAAGATCACCACCTACAACCACATCACCATTAAACGTAGCCTTACCTGCTAGAGCCATGTCTATGTCCAAGGCAGTTATTGCACTAGAGCCATCAGTACCCTTGACAGTAAAGTTTTTATCTGCTGTGCTTACTGTAAATACTGCATCGCCAGAATCGTGTTTAAACTCAAGTATTGATGTACCAGAAGATTTAAAAAATACTTCATTGCCAGCAGCATCTAGTATAATGTCACCGCCTGAATCTAATGTGATATCAGTTCCATCGTTAGTAATAGTGTCAAGAGCAATACTACCTACGTTTGTAATATTAGCATCTCCAAAAGATGTGGCTCCAAGTGTAGTAGATCCACCAACTGTTAAGTTGTTACTAATGTTTACTTCACTACTAGCGTTAATATCAACAGTAGGTGCAGTTATCTCAAGCTCAGTATCAGCATTGATATCTAATTGACCGTCTGCGCTGGAGTGAATAGTAAGTGCGGTATCTCTAAACTGTACTTTCTGTGCAGCGTTCATTAAAATGTTTTGACTTGCATCCACAGTAAAAGATGTAGTGCCACCTGTTGCAACTGTAATTACATCAGATCCGCTAAACGTAATGCTTGTGTCAGTATCTGCATCTCCAGAGATACTATCTAATTGTATGTTACCTGCGTTGGTAAAGTTGGAGTCGCTAAGATCAAACGTGCCTGTTACATCTAAGTTACCATCTACAGTTAAGTTGCCCTCTGCAGTAATATTAGCGCCGCTAAATGTTAATGCTGCTGTCGGTGTTGATCCAGATTTTATTACAAGCTCACCACTGCTGTTAGTTAAACTACCAAACGTAGTTCCGTCATCTTTTAATACAACGTCTGCTCCACCTGCATCTAAAGTTATGTCTCCACTTGCGTCCACAGTAAATGCAGCACTGGCAACTTGAACCAAAGTATCAGCAACAAGATCAAGCTGACCATCAGTGCTAGAGTTAATAGAAATAGCAGTATCACGAAACTGTATCTTTTCTGCCGAAGCAATAAGTATATCATCAGAAAACTCAAAGTAATCCTCGTCTTCCATCCATTTTAGCACACCGTCATTTGACTCGCCATCAAAAGTAATTACGATGTCTGTACCTGCAGTTCCAGCACCAAAGGTTATTCCATGCCCTGCCAGTGTACTAATAGGACCGCCCTCTCCTGTTGTACCATCGTGTGTGTGTCCTGTACTAGCAGCAAAGGCGGCAAGAAGCTGATCAAACTCGTCATTCGTGTCTGATGCTTGGATTATGTCACCCTCTGTGTAAGTGGACTGTCTTGTGTAATTAGCACCCATTAGCGTCTAGCTCCTACTTGATATTCTAATTGAAATCCTTTTAGTGAGTATGGCGGTGATTCGCCATTGTCATCTACTTTTAGCGCAACAGTAAAACCTGAACCCTCTACAGGTTGTCTTACCAAAGGCTGTGAACCACCACCATAAACAAATTGTGTAGCAGAAGAGGAGGTGCTGTAAACAGCAGTGCCATATTGCGCTCCTACTGTGGCGGTTGTTAAACTGTAAGCTGCAGGTCTTGATGCACCTACACTATCATTGTCGTATCTTAAAAATAAATCTGCACTTATATTAGCTTCAGGCTTGTAGTTAAGAATAACTCTGTGCATTGTTTTTCTTACACCTACATCTCCAAAATTTAAATCTGGACTTCTGTATCTACCTAGTATAGCTGTGCCATCAAAGCTGTTACCTTTTTCTTGCCTATGTACAAATCCATCAAACCCACCGTGAATAACAATAACTTCCCCTGCCTCTACTAAAGTATCTGAGGACGATGGTTTAATACCTAAAGACTGAGCAAACTCAAAACCATCGCCTTTCATAACACATATTACACCTTTTGTTCTTTTTTGTGCTACGGTATCTTTAGTAAAAAATATTCTATATTGTGTCTTGTCCGGTATAACTACACTTTCAAAAAGACTAGAATCTGATATATTTTCGTCAAACAGAGATTGAACGTTTTTAGATATCGTTCCTAGCTCAACGTCACCAATCCTAGCAGTACCAGCAACGGTTCGTAAACCATCAGGTCCAAGAAAGATTAGGTCACCTGCAAACTCTTGGATAGTGTTGCCGTTTACACAACCTATATTTCTAGTCACAGGCTCTACAGCAAAACTTGCCAAAGCTGAACCTGTTAGTTTAAATATCCTATTTTCACAGAATATAAACAAGTTGTCACGAAAAACTTTTAGTCCTACTATCGTATCGTCTACGTTGATACTACCAGCGCCATCTCCTGAGTTAAAACCATCTTCGTCAAATGGCTCACTAAAAACTATAGTTGACGGTGTTGAGGATTTACCTGCGTAAAACATATGGTTTCTGAAAGCAGCTACAAACTTTGATGCAGCTACGGTGCTTTCGCTTACGTCTGTTGCAGTCATGGATGAATTAAATATTACAGGAGCATTAACACCATCCACACAAATTAGTTTTTCATTACCGTCAAAGTTATATCTTTCAAAGTCGTACTTGTCTGCGCTAGTTCTACCTGTATCTCTTTCTGTCCAGTTCTCTGATACTGCATCATCTATTGCATGATTTGCTGCAGTTGTACTTGATGTAGATCTAGTAACACCAGTAAATGTTGTGCTAGTCACACCTGTATACGTAAACTCTTCACTGTTTATTAAAAGAGTACCACTAGATGAAAAACCTGAAGTTGAGTCAACGTTTATAGTACCAGATCCAGACATGCTGGTAGTTGATAATATTTTTTGTGTTAGTTCAGAAGCACCACAACTATATATTCTTTCACCCCTAGCAGCAACAACTTTGTTAGCAAACCTAGCTGACAATAAAACTTTTTCAGTTGCGTTGTTTGTTTGAGGAACTATCTGATTAACATACTTACGAAAACCGTTTATACGTCTGTATCCACCCTCAACGTCAGGCTCAAAGTTTTCTAAAACTAAAGCCTCTCCTGGTTGCATAAGAAAGGTGGACCTGTTTAAAACTAGCCCACCCTCGCAGTTATAAGCTGCTGGTTGTAGTGTTGACGTATCAGGCATTTTATGATACTCTCAACACAGGATTATAAGCTGATGTCTCTCCACCCATCATAGTTGATCTTAGGTAATCAAATTTATTTATTACAAGTGTTTGCATGTGTTTTATACCTGCTTCAAATCTCTCAAAGTTTACCTGATACTGTTGTATCTCACCACGATATTGATAAACAAAAGCAACTGCGCCATCTACTATAACAGAAGCAAACCTATCAGGTATTGTTGTTGTATCTCCGTGTGCAGACAACTCAGTTGGAAACGTGTAAAAGTCAAACACTAGTGTATATTGTTTATCAGGAAAAGGATATAGCAAATAGTTGTTGTCGGGAGTACGTACTATAAATCTAGGTATTGTACCTTTTGTAAACTGTGTTACTGTAGTTCCGTTAGCTATTGCTGCTGCTGTAGTACTATTAGCGCCTCTTGTACATCCTGTAAAATCGTTACCTGATATACCTGTATAAGTTATTTGTTCTCCACCTATATGTAAAGTTCCTGTTGAACTAAAATCTGATGTGGATGCAACAGTTATCGTTGTCACTGATGCGGATAATCCAGAGCTTGCATTTACTGTTGTAGAAGAAATATCATCTTCTTGTGTGGCATAATCTCTTGATATGTATTCGTTATAGTTTAATCTTGTAAGACTGTTACCTGAAGAGTTAAGGTCATCATCTTTTTTTATTCTTGCTGTGTTATAATCTATGTACTTGGTGCTAGCAGGAACATCATACTTTACAACACCTGGTGTAAGTGTAGAGGAGTTTTGAGAGTGGTTAAACGGATAAGAAAACTCTCTTTGATTAATGTAGCGTATGGATTCGTTAACAGCATTTTGACACTGTGTTTGTACGCCTCTTGGACTTGAAAAGTTAGAAGAGGTAAGTTCTACCTCATTCATTCTAACAAGAGTTTTATTTGTCAGTGTGAGAAATGTCTCTGCCATAAGTACATCCTAATATGTAGTTAGGGGGCCAGTTGCCCAGCCCCCAAAGTATTATGCTAGTAGATCACGATCTACTTCATTAGCAGATGAAGACTGTGATACGTCATCCATCATTACACAGACAGCATAAACACGTATAATACCACCAGTGATAGTTCCACCTGACGCATGAATCTCTACGTCAATGGTGTCTGCTGATGCAGTAAACACTGGTAAGTTAGAACATACACCTGAAGATGTAATAGCAGGAGTGTGATCTCCTACT